CCTACAGCAAATGATACTTTTGATTTAGGTGCTGATGGCAATGTTTGGAGAAACGTTTACACTGGTGACTTACATTTAACTAATGAAGCTAAAGATGAAGGTAACTCAGTTGATGGCACAAAAGGTAATTGGACTATTCAAGAAGGTGAAGAACATTTATTTATTTTAAATAATAAAAACGGTAAAAAATATAGATTTAAACTAGAAGAGATGTAATCTCATGGCTTTGGGAGTAACAGCATATTCGGAAGCACCTTATGGAGCAGAAGATTCAAACGTAATAGCCTATCCATCAGGGATAACTTTAACATCAAGTTTGGGTTCAGGATCTACTCCTGGAACTGCTGATGTACCAGTAACAGGAAGTCAAGCTACTATTTCAAACGGTGGAGCCGTTGCAGGTTCTTCTGTATTAGTAACTCCAAGTTCTGCAGGTCAACTAACAACTTCTATTGGAGCAGAAACTATAAATGTAGGTGTAGATATTACAGGTATAGAATTATCTATAAGTAATAAAGAGTTTTCACAAGATACATTAAATTCATTTGCTCAAGCACCTTTTGCAACTCAAAGTCCAGACACTATTGAAGTACCAATTGTAGATATTTTTACAACTGTAGGTGCTGGAACTCTACCAAGTTTCTTATTACAAACTTCTATTGGAAGTCAATCTGTGACTGCAAACGCTATTGCTGCGGTTACAGGATCTCAATTAACAAGCACTGCTGGAGATGTATCTTTTCAATCAGAACCTTTTGTAGATCTTACAGGATCACAAGCAAATATTTCACTGGGAACTTATTCTGTTGCTGCGGATGGTAATGTAAGTGTTGTAGTTACTGAGCATACTATTTCTTCATCGATTGGTTCAATCACTACGACTGCAAACGCTATTGCTGCGATTACTGGATCACAACTAACAGGATCTATTGAAGATGTATCTTTTACAATTACAGGTAATGTATCTGTTACAGGACAAACGTTAACTTCAAGTCTAGGAACAGAAAACCCAATCGCAAATACTTTAGTAGATGTTACTGGACAACAATTAGCAATGTCTATGGGAGATGAAACTCCTACTGGAAATGCCAATGTTGTATTATCGGGTATTCAACTAACAAGTTCAATCGGAACAATAGATGCAGTAACTGTAGCTGAAGTTACAGGAATTCAAATGTCTTCATCTATAGGTTCGGTTATTACAACTGGTACTGCTGATATAGGTGTTACTGGTATTCAACTACAATCTAGTACAGGAAGTCCAAATATAACAGCATGGCAAGAAATTGATCCAGGAGTATCTAACGTTTGGACTACTGTTGATCTAGCAGCTTAATAAGGATATAATAACAATATGTCATCAACATTTACTGATCTTGGAATAGAACTTATGGTTACAGGTGCCAACGATGGTACTTGGGGAACTAAAACAAATACAAATTTAGAAATTATTAATCAAATACAAGGTTATGTTAATAAATCAATTGCAGGAGGTGCAAACACAACGCCTTTAGCAATAGCTGATGGATCCACATCTTCCTCAGATGCTAGAAATTTAATTGTAGAATTATCAGGATCGATTTCAGGAAATCAAATTGTTACAGTGCCTAACAGTATTGAAAAATCTTATATTGTTTTTAACAATACCTCTGGAGCACATACTGTACAATTTAAAACAGTTAGTGGAACAGGGCCTACCTTTTCAACTACAAACAAAGGAATAAAAATTGTTTATAGTAACGGAACCAATATTATTGATGTTACTGCAAATCCAGGAGATATTGCAACTGGTCAAATTACGGCTACAGGAAATATATTACCTGGTGCTAATGACACTTATGATTTAGGAGCTTCTGGTAACGTTTGGCAAAATTTATATACAGGGGATTTACACCTTAATAATGAACATAAAACTGAAGGTAATATAGTAGATGGTTCTAAGGGTAGCTGGACTTTACAGGAGGGTGCTAAGGATATATACTTAATCAATAACAAATCTAATGAAAAATTTAGATTAAAGTTAGAAAAAATTTAAAGGAGATACAATGGGCGTTATATCAAATGGAACTACAATATTAGACAATGGTGCAATTGGAGATGATAAAGTTGATACAGCTCAAATTGCAGATGATGCAGTAGATGCAGCGAGACTTGCAAACACTGCTGTTACTGCAGGAGACTACACAGTTGCATCTATAACAGTTGATGCTCAAGGAAGAATTACTGCTGCATCAAGTGGATCAGCAGGTGGTAAAACAGAATATTGGCGTGGAGTTATAAACAGTGGAAGTGGAAACATTTCAACAACTGGAAACGTTGCTAACTTTTATATGTGGGGAGCTGAAGGAGGACAAGGTGCAGGTAATAGAGATAACCCACCCGCAGTTTCACCAGGTGGCGCATCAGCATACGGATATTGGAATTCACCAATTGTTCAACCTGGAAACGCAGTTCCTTATTCTATAGGTGCAGGAGGTAACGCAGGAACTCCACCACATGGAAACTTTAAAGGTGGAGCTGGTAACGCAGGAGCAGCTACAACAATTAATTTAGGTCCAGGAACTATTACTATTAATGGTGGTAATGGAGGTAATGCTCCCCCTAATTGGAGTGGTTCAGGAAACGCTGGAAGCGCAGGAAATTTTTCAGGTACTTCAGCTGACCAAACAAACTGGAGTCCATCATCATATTTAATCGGAGAACAAAACTCAGGATCCGGTAAATTACTGTTCTTCGCTAACGATGGAGATTCATAATGGCTTATGTATTTTTTTCAGCTAATGCATCAGGAGTAGCAGGAACTGTTTGTGGTATCTGTGCTGATGACACTGCTTTAGCAAAAGTAATTCCGTCATCATCTGCTTATAAAGTTATTTCAATAACTGATGACGAATTTAATAATATTAAATATAGAGTAAAACGAGCGGATAGTTATAACGGTGATGATATTGTTTGGCAGGATACAGCACCAACAGAAGCTGCTCCAGATTCTGGAAATGATCCAGGTTACATGCAGGAAGATATCCAAGATCAAATAGATAATTCAGTAGTTGCTATTAATGATTGGGTTGCTAATTATCCAGATAATTCTGATGTTTCAACTTGGAATGCTTACAAGACTCAATTAGAATCTACAGATATTAGTGGTTGGACTTATCCAACACAAACATCTATTGAAAAGTATTTTTCAGATAACGCACAAACATCATTAAATATTTTACAACTTCCATAAATAATATATAACTCTTTACATGAATGTAATTGAGTTCATATCTCATAGGGAATACGCTAGATCTAAACAGGAATTACCCATTCCAATAAGACTTAACGTACCCAAATGGTATAGAGACTTATCTAGTAAAATAAATGATCCTACAATAAAATCTTGTATGCCTTTTTTAGATACCTTAACAACGGGTTATCTACTAAAAACACCTCAAGACTTATATCTTCATCACAATAAAGTTATGCCTGATGGCTCTAAAGGAACTTTTCATAGATGGGGTCTTAAGGGTAAAGAAATGTGGTGTGAGAATTTACAAATAAATTTAAACACTCATGAAAGAGATGCGCACAGTCCTCATCAATTAAGAGGGTCCCCACAAGAAGAAAAAAATAAAAGACTACCCTTTTTAAAATTTTTAAATCCTTGGATAATTAAAACACCTCCTGGGTATGCATGTTTGTTTGTGCCACCATTAAATAATGCTGATGATAGATTTTCAATAATACCTGGAATAGTAGACACAGATACATTTACTTCAGAAATTAATTTTCCATTTGTTGTTAATGGTGATAAATATCCTGAATTAGAAACAAGAATTAAAAGAGGAACACCTTTCGTACAAGTAATACCGTTTAAAAAAGAAAATTGGGAAATGAAAATAATTGAAAGAAGTACAGAAGAATTAGGTGCTGTAAAATTATGGCACAGATTAGACTTGTGGCAAAGATATAAAACTAAATTTTGGAATAAAAAAAGATGGAGATAAAAGATTACGTTCAAATAAATGATGCTGTGTTGCCATGGCCAGCTTTAAGTAGTTTATTAAAATACATAAATATCCAAAACTTTGAACAAGCAATTGTTGGTGGAGCAGAAACAGAAAGAATTGATTTCAATATAAGAAATACATATACCAAACCTTTTAATAATTTATCAAACTCTATGTCCGAAGTTCATTGGTGTAATTTGTTACATAAATATTTTAAATACTTTATTCAAAAATATAATAGAGATTTAAATTTATTACCAAGTTTGGTTAGTCCCGCAGAAATAAATGACATACAAATATTAAAATATAACGTAGGAGGTTTTTACAGATACCATACCGATCACTTTCATAGTAATCCTAGAACATACAGTTGTATTTTGTTATTAAATGATGATTACGAAGGTGGTCATTTAAATTTTATGAACACAAACGGTACTGGAGAATATAAGATAGATGTAAAACCAAATAGACTAATAATTTGGCCTAGTAGTTTTATGTTTCCTCATTGTGTAGNACCGGTAACTAAAGGAGTAAGGTATTCAATAGTATCATGGGCACTTTAAANGATAGGGGATATAAGGTTGTAAAAAACTTTATTACACAAAAAGAAACAAATCTTATAAAAGAGTATTGTATCTTAAGACATAAAATAAATTTTGACGATACAAGGTTTAATGATTTTGCTCAAAATAATAATGGTGATACTTCTATTTACGCAGATCCTCTGACGGAAGCCTTAATGATTTCTAAAACAAAATTAATGGAGCAAGAGAGTGAATTGAAATTGTTTCCTACTTATTCTTTTTGGAGAATGTACACATACAATGCGGAATTAACACCACATAAAGATAGACAATCTTGTGAGATAAGTGTTACTGTTATGTTTGGATCTGATGGAACATCGTGGCCTTTCTTTGTTGAAGATAAACAAATTGATCTCGAACCGGGTGATGCAGTAATATACTTGGGGACAAAAGTTAAACATTGGAGAGAAACCTTTACGGGAGATTGGCACGCTCAAGGTTTTTTACATTATGTTGACCAAGATGGTCCGTATGCTGATTGGAAGAGAGATAAAAGACCACAATTTGCTATAAGAAATGAATACCTTGCAAAGCAAGAAATGTCTAATAAAAGAAAAACAGGTCAGTTTGATCAAATACCCATAAAGGAAAAAAAATGAAATTTAGAAGATTTCCCAAAGATGGATCTGCAGACATAATCTTTGAGGAACATGAAAAGAATATTATATATAAAACAGGTAAGTTACATTTTACACCTGAAGCGTTAAAACATTTTGGCAACCATTTAGTGCATATTGTGGCTGAATGGCACTTGGATTTTAACGATAAAATAAAAGGTATAACAACAACAGAAAATCAAGTTGTAGAAACAGAAAAATCTAAAGATGACCCTAAGGTTTAAACTTTAAAGGGTTTATAGTATAATGACTTATGCCATTAGCAAACATACAAATAGCGCCAGGATTCAATAAACAAGTTACGGAGACCGGAGCAGAAGGTCAATGGACTGATGGAGATTTTGTAAGATTTAGGTATGGATCTCCTGAAAAAATTGGTGGCTGGCAACAAATTACATCTGATACTTTGGTTGGAGCTGTTAGAGAACAACTAGTTTGGGCTGATTTAGATGGAAGAAGATACGTGGCTTTAGGGACAAATAAAGCTTTGTTGATTTATTATGAAGATGCTTTTTATGATATTACTCCACTAAACACTGCTATTACCGGATGTACTTTTACTACAACAAACACTTCTGCAACCGTTACTGTAAACAAATCAACACACGGACTTTTAGTAGGAGATTTATTTACTTTTACTTCAGTGACCCCGCCTACTGGTGCAGGTTATGTGGCAGCTGATTTTACAACAAACACATTTCAAGTAGTAACTTCTGCAGTAAATACTTTTACAATCACTATGGCTTCAGCCGCACAAGGTGCAGCTAGTGCAAGTGGTGCAGCTACTGTTAACCCATATATTAAACCAGGACCACTAACTGCCACGGCAGGTTATGGTTGGGGTACAGGTACATGGGGAAGAGGAGCTTGGGGATCTGCTTCAACAACTAGTAATTTAATTATTGATCCTGCTTCTTGGTCAATAGATAATTTTGGTCAAGTTATGATAGCAACTATTAAAAATGGAAAAACTTTTAGTTGGTCTCCTATAAACACTAATTCCAATGCTTTAACAACAAGAGCTGCTGTTGTAACTGGAGCACCGACTAGATCAGTCATGTCCATTGTTTCTGATAGAGATAGACACTTAGTAGTTCTTGGAACAGAAACAACTGTCGGAGATGGAACGACTCAAGATAAAATGTTTATTAGATTTTCTGATCAAGAAAATTTATCCGACTACACACCTACTTCAGTAAATACTGCAGGAACTTTTAGACTAGATTCTGGTGTTAAAATTGTGGGAGCAGCGAAAGGTAAAGATTACATTTTAATTTTAACAGATACCTCAGCATATGTAATGCAGTTTGTTGGACCTCCTTTTACTTTTTCAATTAGACAAGTTGGAAGTAACTGTGGGTTAATTGGTCAACATGCTTTACATTATGTAAATGGAAGAGTTTGGTGGATGGGTCAAGCAGGAGGTTTTTTTGTATTTGATGGAACAGTTAAATCAGTTCCTTGTTTAGTTGAAGATTTTGTATTTACAAATACTGGTAGTAATTTAGGAATTAATTACAGTGCAGGAGAACAAGTATATGCAGGTCTTAATCATTTATATGAAGAAATTAATTGGTTTTATCCTAAAAATGGTTCTGACCAGGTAGATAGAATGGTAACTTATAATTATACTGAGAATGCTTGGACTACAGGTTCTTTATCTAGAACTTCTTATCATGACGCAACCTTATACGATAACCCTTACGCTACAGAGTTTAGCGGTACAGGAGTCCCAACATTTCCAATAATTCAAGGTGTTACAAACGTAAACGGTTCTTCTACCTATTATGCTCAGGAAGTTGGAGTAGACCAGGTTGACATTACAGGAAACAAAACAGCTATTCCGGCATTTATTCAATCAGGGGATTTTGATTTATCTGCTGGTGGTGATGGAGAATTTTTTATGAGTATGAGAAGATTTATACCAGATTTTAAAAGACTTGTAGGTAATGCGCAAATTACAATTAATTTAAGAAATTACCCAACAAGTACAGCAGCGAGCTCACCTTTAGGGCCATTTACAATTACAAGCTCTACTGATAAAGTAGATACACGTGCCAGATCTAGATTTGCAAGTGTTAAGGTAGCTAACCTTTCAACAGAACAAAGCTGGAGATATGGTACTTTTAGAGCCGATATACAACCAGATGGAATGAGAGGATAATGGACCCTATTACACAAAGAATATTAGATCAGCAAAGGGCTATAACACAAAACCCTGACTTTAATAATTACCAACCATCAAATACTTCTTTAGATCAAGATATTATGAATATGCAATCTCCTGCAAATGGTATTGTAGCGTTAAATTCTTCTAATCAAAATGTTCCTGTTAATCAGGATATCATGTTTCAAGATAATCTTGTGCCAGATAGTAATCCAATAGACCTAAAAGGAATGGCAAAGAGCATGGGTAAAAAAATTGTAACAGATTTTGCTATTAAAAAATTAGGTTTGGATGGAATTAAAGCTAATGTATTAAAATCAGCCGTAGGGTCAAATCTTATAGGTTTTAGTAATCCTCTTTCTGCAGCTTTTACAGTAGGCTCTTTGTTACCAGATTCAGTTAAAGGAATTGCAGGTATATTGAGAGGTAAGATAGCTAGCAAAGCAATTGCTAGAGATATTCTTGATGATAAACAAGGTACTAAGGACACTACTATTTCACCTAAAATTACAAATATGCAACCTACTGCTCAAGATATTGCTATGGGGGGCGGAGGAGATCCATCACCAAAAGGTCCTTCACCAAAAGGTCCATCGAGATCCCCACATCAAGGAAGCGGGACTGGTGGATTACACTCAGGGTATTAACAATGGCTAGAGTCGATATAGTAATTACAGAACCTACACCAGAATATGATCCAGAAAATCAAAGACAGGTTGCACAATCTTTACGTACTATGCAAGATAAGTTAAATACATCTTATCAACAAGAAATTAAAAATGAACAAGATACTTTTAATTATTTTTTATCATGACCATACGATATAAAAATCAAGGATTCAAACAAGCAAGCACAGGTAAAACTACAGCACTTACATGTCCTACTGATGCAAGTATAATAGTAAAAAGTGTATACTGTGCAAACAATGATGCTTCATCTGCTATTTTAGTAAACATGAATCTAGTAGACTCCTCTGACTCAAATACAGAATATGAATTTTTTAGAGACGACCTAGCTGCAAAATCACAAGTGAATGCTACACCACAAGGTATAAATCTTGAAGCAGGTGATGCAATAACCGTAACAGCAGCTTCAGGAAGTAATAAAATACAAGGTGCAATAAGTTATGCACTTATAGATAGATCGCAGGAGAATGGCTAGAAAATTTAAAGATCACGTAGAAAGACCTCAGCCTAGGAAACGTCCGGGTCGTCATAAAAAAAGACTTAACAAAAATGAAAAAAGAGATTATAAACCATACAACAAACAAGGAAGAAAACAATGAGCGATCTCGTGAAGATACCTGCAGAAGCAAAAGAGATTATCAAACACAAAAGAACAGGACAAGTGTATGCTACTAAAGCTGATTTTGATGCTGATGTTGCTAATACCAATACTGATACTACTGTGGATGATTTCAGACAAGACCTCGAAATAAGGGTGACAAAAGTTTCTATGGGTGCTAAAACAAAAGAATAATGAAACCCCGTGGAGCCACCGAGCTGCAAATGGAAATGCTTTACAAGCATGTTCCAAAAGAACTGCTTGATCAAGTACAAATATGTACTTCAATTCCAGGTAAGGTTCCTATAGATCCAACCAAATTAAATATTCTTTGGCAAAAAAATTCTTACGATCAAGCGAACCTTAGTCATTGGTTTGCTGAACAAAAAAACCATGAGCAATATGATTGGTATGTTTTTAACAGTCATTGGAATTATGAAAAATTTAGATATTTTTTTAATATCCCAACTGAAAAATGTGTGGTTATAAAAAATGGTACAAATAATTTTCCAAAAAGAAAAGTTTACAAAAAAGGTGATCCAATAAAAATACTACATCACAACACTCCTTGGAGAGGTTTAAATGTTTTATTGGCTGCTATGCAATTAGTTAAAAATCCAAACATTACATTAGATGTCTATAGTTCCTCACAAGTTTATGGAGATGCTTTTTCGAATAAAAATGAAAAAGATTTTGAACCCATGTATGAACAAGCAAGACAACTACCTAATGTAAATTACATAGGATATAAACCAAATGAATACATACTAGAACATATTACAGATTATGATTTATATGCTTACCCAAGTAATTTTGAAGAAACTTTTTGTGCTTCTGCGTTAGAAGCGTTAGCTGCTGGTGTTCATGTGATTACAAATAACTTTGGTGCATTATACGAAACTTGTTCTGAGTGGCCTGTTTATATTAATTACAATTCAGACAATGAAAGAATGGCAATAGATACAGCTGCTGCTATTGAAGTTGCCGCAACATACTTACATGAATCATTCATACAAGAGCATCTTGAAGAGCAACAAAAATTTTACAAAAGATTTTACAGTTGGAGTAAAAAAGGAATGGAGTGGGAAGGCTTTTTACGTGGAGCTTTGAGTGAAAGAAAATAAAACATATATTAACGAAGACACTTACCAAACTTTAAAAGACGTTCAGGTTACACCATCAAATAATGAAAAAGTTGAACTCAATGAATACGAAAAACGTATTACACCAATATGGTTAAACAACACCGGACAACGGAAAAATAAAATATCTATATTTGTTGCTACACCTGTTCACAGTGATTGTTCAATACATTATGCGCAGGGTTTATTAGAATTACAAAAAATGTGTTTTGAAAAAAAAATAGAAATACAATTTCAATTGTTAAAATCATCATTAGTAACACAAGGAAGAAACTTATGTGTTTCCGGTTTTATAGAATCTGGAATGACCCACATGTTGTTTGTTGATTCAGATATATTAATGAATGCAGAATCTATTTTTAAAATGATAGACAGGGATAAGGATGTTATTTCAATTCCGTACCCACTTAAAACATTTAATTGGGATAAAGCTTTTGATGCAATAAAAAAAGGTGATGTAAAGAAACCTTCTGATATTCATAAATGGACCAATAGTTATCCAATGAGAGTAAAAGACACTAACGATATTGTTGTTACAGAAGGTGTAATAGAAGTAACTCACAGTCCAACAGGATGTATGCTTATTAAAAAAGAAGTGTTTGATAAAATGATTAAACATTATCCTGACAAAGGAATAGTTCAAAAGACAGTCATTAATGGCGAGTATGTAAATAGACCTCATTTATGGAACTTTTTTGATTGTATTCATGATCCTGAAACTAAAACATATTTAGGTGAAGATTTTAGTTTTTGTAAATTATGGAAAGACATAGGTGGTAAGTGCTATGCTTTTATTGATGACCCAATTATGCACATCGGGGAGCATCAATATACAGGACGTTTTGCCGATGAGTTGATAATACCTGAGTAAAATGTTAATATTGAAAACTTAAGATCTTAAATAGGAGAATTAATTAATGTTACATCTTTTACCTTACGCACTAGCAGCTTATGGCGGAATACAAGGATACAAAAGCGCAAAACAAGCTGGTGTAGGTGGCTTAGGTTCACTTGTCCACGGTGCTCTTGGTGCATATGGTGGATACAGCATGGGTTCTGCAGGTATGAGTATGTTCCCTGGATCATCAGCAGCAGCAAAATTTGCAGCAATGCCTTTGACACAATCTTTAACAAGACTTCCTGGAATTTCTCAGATTCAAACACAAGGTGCAAATTCAAAATTTTTAGGCACTGACAAAGCCACAGGTGGTGCTCTGGTTCCTAACCCAGATTATGTAGATCCTACAAAAAGTGGTGGTAGCTTATTAGACTTACTAAGAAAAAAAGGCAGTAATGAATACGATCCATTAAAAATTGCAATGGCAGCAGGAGGGATACCTTACGCACTTGGTGCATTTGATCAAGGTGGACCTACTGATATTTACACTCCTGGTTACAATGAAAATTATTTAAAAACAAGAGAAGAAAGAAGTTTCTCATATATAGATCCTATGACAGGAGAAGAAAAAGAATATAAAAAAGTTTATGTTCCAGAAGAAAATCCTAATCCTCCAGGATCCGGAATGGATAAAGTTCCTGCTTATAGATCAGGTGGTATAGCAGAAATTAAAAAATTTAATGAAGGTGGTGTAAACTATCTTCCATCAAAAGTTTCACATGACGAAAATGATTCTAATAATTATGTTAGAGCGTCAGGTTATGTTGAGGACGGAGCAGGAGTAGGTGATAAAGACGAAGACACGATGTTAGCTCAATTAGCAGACGGTGAGTTTGTAACAAGAGCAGATGGTGTGTTAGGCGCAGGAATCATTGCAGGTGCTAATCCAAATAGCATGAAAGACATGAGAGAAAAAGGTGCTACTTACTTCTACGAACAACAAAAAAGATATAAAAGAGTATTTGATTTATTGAAGGAGGCAAATGGCAACAGCAAGCAAAAAACGAATTAAACCACTAGTGAGTGTATTACCAATAGAGCCAAAAGATATTGAAAGATTTTGGCCCTTAGCTGAATTTATGGTTGCGGAAGCTTTAGCTTTTTCAGGAAAATGGGCTGACTCTTCATACTTTTATGATGAGTTAAAAGCTGGCACAATGCAACTTTGGGTAATGTTTGGTTCTGATGAATTTGAAGAAAATAAAGTTTTTGGTATTTGTATTGGACAAATTCAAGAACAACCTAATTACAAACAATATGAAATAATTATTTGTACGGGAAAAAGAAGAGAATTGTGGGAAGATAATATTGTTAATGAAGTTACAAATTTTGCAAAATTAAATGAATGCAAAAAATTAAATATAATGGCCAGACCTGGTTGGGAAAAAGTTTCCAAAAAATGGGGATGGAAAAAGAAACACGTTCAACTAGAGAAATGGATATAGCACTATGGGATTCATGAGGCCTAAAGCAACTCCTACACCAAACACACAAACCTACTATCAAAGAGAGGCTCCTGGTATAGAAGAACGAAAAATGGAGTTAATGGACGTAGCAAGAGATATTGCTAATGTTCCTATTAACTTACCAGATTATAAAGTAGCAGGTTTAGGTACTTTAGAGCAACAAGGAATTACTGCTGCAGGGCAAACAGGTGTTGGACAAAATACTCTTGGTGCAGGTATTGGAACAGTTCTTAATGCAGCAACTCCAGTTGGACAACAACAAATAAATCAATATTTAAATCCTTACCAACAATATGTTACTGATGAAATTGGCAGACAAGGACAAATGATGCAAAATCAGTTGGGTGCTAAAGCAATCGGTGCAGGTGCTTTTGGTGGTGGTAGAGAAGGTGTTCAACAAGCAGAGCTTCAAGGAAGAACCTTATCTAACATTGGTCAATCTTTAGCTTCAGGATTTCAAACGGCATTAGGTGCAGCACAAAGACAACAACAAGTTGGTTTAGCTGCAGGACAACAATTAGGAGCAATGGGTGCCCAACAACAACAGATGTCACAAATGGATATAAATCAATTAATGGCTGCTGGAGGATTACAAAGACAATTAGCTCAACAAACTTTAGATGCACAAAGACAATCTACATTACAACAACAATACGAACCATACCAAAGAGCTGAGTTCTTAGCTAACTTGTATGCAGCAGGACCAAAAACACAATCAGGTGTAACAATGGGAACTGGACCAAGCACAAGTCCATTTGCACAAGCTGTCGGTACTGGTATAGGAGCATTTGCAGCTTACCAAGGTGCTAACCAAACTAAACCAGCATAGGGAAGTTTATGTCACTTAACAAAATTTTAAACAGACCAATGTTTAGAAAAGAGGCACTTAGAAAAGGTGCTTTAAAAACTGTTAACGCAAACACAGGTGTTATGGTTGGACAACCTTATACTGCAGCACCCGTTCCAGCAATAAGAAAACCACCAACCATGTTTGAACGATTACAGGTAAGCTCACCTATAAGAATGGGAAAAAATTTAATTAGAGGAGGAGTGCAAATACCTGGAGTTCTTGGTTTTGAGGGAGGTATGAAAGTTGCAGAAGGTATGGGTATTAAAGATCCATTAATGCAAACGCCTTTTGGTTTGGCTGGAGGTTATGCGGCTACAAGAGCATTACCGGCTTTAGCAGGTATAGGTTTTGTTCCAAGTGCGGTTGGGTTAGGTGCAATATACGGTGTAAAAAATAGAGTTGAGGCAGGAATCAAAGAGAGAGCAAGAATTAATGCAATGTCTCCTAAGGAAAGAGCTGATTTTGAAAGACAAAATAGATTAAAAGCTACTGATTACATGAGTGAAGGTATAACAGACCAAGAACTATTTGGTAAGTTTGTACCAAAACCACCACAACCAATTGATACAAAAAAATCAGCTGCACCAAAAACAGGACCAGGTTCTGGAAGACCAAATTTTGGTTATAGTAAATCAAAAGAATTGAAAGCTGAAGGCGACCCACTGCTACAGGACAACGTAGCTGATTCTGAGGACATAGCAAATTTAGATTTAGTGCAAGAAAATTCATTAGGAATACCTCCTGAAGGTGAGGATGGTATTACTAATTACGAAAGCACCATACAAGAAGATAAGGAAAGAAGACAAGCTGAAAAATTATTAACTATTAAAGAAAAAGATACTATTAAAAAAAACAACGAAGCTGCAGGAAATAATGAAATAAATTTAGGTGGAGCATCCAATGATCCTGATTTTAATAAAACAATTGCACTTGCAAAAAAATATCAAGAAGAAATATTTAAAGATGAAGGATCACAAGCAGGTACAGTATTTTTAGCAAACCTTGCATCAGCATTACTAACAGGAACTACTAGAAGATCTGGATTAGCTGGAGCTATGGAAGTATTTGGTCAAGCAATTGGACCTGCTGTAAATAACTACGCAACAATAAAATTAAAAGAAGGTGAATTACGACAAAATAGAAGAGCAAAATCTTTAGAAGCAGCCATGGATCATATGAAGTTTTTAAATGAGGCCGCTATAGTTGAGAGACCTGACGTAACTGCCGGTGTAGTTCAGATAAGAGGAGCTGGTGGAGACTTACAAAACTATAATGGTTACATAGGCAAAGATGGAACTACTTATTTACCAGGTGGCTTAGGCAAAGACGGAAGACAATCTTTATCACCTATAGCACAAGGTGGTATTTTAAAAGACTCTGGTCCTGATGGAGTGCTAGGGACTGAGGATGATATATCTCTTGGAAGATTTGAAAAATTCTTAAAACAAGATAAAATTAGTTCTAGATTAAACGATATTGAAGACACTCTTGGAAACAGATACACAGCATACTCAGTTACTTTAGATATTTTAGACACTATTAAACAAACTGATGCAGAAGGTAATTTAGTTAGCCCAGGGGTAGGACTTACTTTAGACACTTATTTAAGAAGAATAGGAAACGCTGCTTCAGATTTGATTGGAAGAGATATTGTTGCTGAAAATTTAAAAGTTGCTAAAGCTGATTTACAAACTCTTTTTGATGATGAAGTTGAAATGATTAATAAAGATCCCGATCTTTCTGAAAAAGAAAAAGAAAACGAAATTGCAATGATAGACAAAGACAAACTTTATGATCAAATAGTAAAAGATAAAAAAGATGTAGGTTGGTTCTCTGGTTTGTCAGCAAAAGATCAAGAAAAATTAGCTGTTCAAGAAACTTCATTAGTATACGCACTAGCAAATACTTTTAAAGATCAAGATAGATTAACCCAAAGGGATATTAACGCTGCTAGAGAAATTGTAAATTTATTTGCTATTGGAAGAGGTGGTCAAGATGTAAGAGATTCAATTGAAGCTATTGCAGGTCAGTTAAGAGCAGATATTAGAAGACAAGAATTATTATATACTTCAAGTGGAGGTTTATATTCTACAATTCAAGATTTAAAAGAATTAGAAGGTTATGATTCTTCTAAAGCGCAAGAAAAAGTTGAAGAAGCATTTGGTTTAACAAAGGAACAAATTAAAAATCAATTAGGTGAAATGGAATTATAAAATGGCTACTATATCAGAAATTCAAAAAGCAATTGATACTAATACTTTTGATCCTAGTAAATATACTAGACAACAGAGACAACTTATTGATGCAGCAATTGATAAGGGACTTTTAACTGGACCTACAACTTCAGAATTAACAAAAAAAAGATCAGGTGCTGCAAGAGAAGTAGCAACCATGGATGAGGCTGTAAAAAATCCTATTGGTGTAAGATTACAACAAACAGGAAGCTCTTTAGATGGTAGATCAGAAGCAGTCCTTGCTGGAGATCTTATAGGATCTATTACACCTTATGTGATGATGAGAAAGAAAATATTTAGTGCAGCTAAATCAAAAGTACCTGGAGATAAATCAACAGGTTTGTTTGCTAGAACAAAAATGTTTAGCAACTTTTCAGATAAATTAACTGCAAAACTACCAGGAAGATTTAAATTATTAGGTGGCCTTACAAAATTAATCGCTAAAGTAGCAGACCCAACTATCGGAAGAGTTTTAGCTAGTCCTCTTGGAAAAGCAGAAATGATGTCTGTGTTAGGTGGTACTGCAGGTGCAGGTGCAGGTTCAGTTACTTATGACATGTTGAATGAAACTGTTGGAATTGCTGCAATGGATGCAATAGCTTCTGACTTAGAAAACATGAGTCCAAAAGAAGTTAATACAGATATGATGGCTAACGCTGCAGATTCTATGTTTACAGCTTTAGCTTGGAACGCTGGTGCTGCAACATTGACACCGGTAATTACAAAAAGTTTAGGTAAAATTGGAAGATTGGCTATTGGTGCTAAATCAAAAGATGCAAAAGAATTAGTTAATATCGCAAGAGACAGAGGTGGCTTACCTGTTCCTATGGTAATGACTGCACAAGAAGGTGTAGGTCTTTTAGGTGGTTTTGCAAATAAATTTTTTAAAGTTCTTGGTATAATGCCTTTTATTAATGGTATTGGTAAAGAAGCTCTTCAAGGTGCAGAACAAGCAGCGGGTAAAAATTATTTAAATAACGATGTTTTAAAGTATGGTCCATTAGTTAAAACAGGAATGTTATCAGCAACTATTTGGAAACAAGCAGACCAAGCTTTNAAACAAAATTCTAATTTAATTAATTCTAGTTATAAAGCTTTTGATACTTTAGCGGATACTATTGGTAATCCAAAAGTTATTCCTACAAGTCATGTAAAATTTATGGCTAAAAATTATGTAGAAGAACTTGCTATGAAATATCCTGGATTAAGAGGTTACGCACAAGATGCTTTAGGTGACATAGACATGAAAGAAATTGCTAAACTACAAGGAACAGGAGATCCATTAGCTTTATTTTTTAGATACATGAATGGTATTGATGATTTTGTTACACCTAAACAATACAAGGGAATGATGGAAACATTAAACAGAGCTATTTCAACTACAGCCTACGACAATATAAGACCGACTTTGTGGTCTATAAGAGAAGCACTTGAGAATGATCTTAATTCATTTGGTGGAGCAATAACAAAGGAAACTTTTTTAAAAGACGATGCAGTAAAAGCTGCTTACGAAACATTAAAAAAAACAAACCCTGCTGCAGCAGAAGCAGACATGGCTCTTAAAATAAGCGAATCAACAAAATTAAAAGATAAACTTTATGGTGCAAATGATACCTTTTCTACACTAATGAACTTTTATCAAAATGCTAATTTAACGAAAGTATTTAGAGACTACAACGCAACAACATTTACAAATAAAGCTTTAGCTGGAATTGGTGGAATGCAAAAGAAAAAAGCTCAAAGATTTTTTAATGATGTAGCTAATGATGTATTTACACGTGGTGACACAGATGCAGTTTTACAATTAAAACAATTATTAGGAGCAACTAAAATAGCATCAAGAAAAAATCCTAGGAAAAGGTATAGGGATTACAAAGGTCGGTGGAGAAGCATTATTTAATGCTGCAAAAGCAAGATGGATGTTTAACTCATATATAAAAAGTTTTGATTCAGCTGCTTCTCCTGCGGGTAGATCAATGCTAGATGAAATCATGGAAGAATCTACTGTTAGAGCTGGAATAAATGGAACTGTAGATGTAATGGAAGCAATGGCTTTGAAAGGAGAAGGTACTGATCAATTTTTAGATTTTAGTATTAATAAAGTAAAAACAGGAAATAACATATTCGATGCAACTAAAATAAAATTTAGTCCGAAAGACACAGCAAATTTTAATATAAATAAATTTATGAGAAATTTAGGAATAAGTGACATTACTGATGATGTAGCTAAATCAAAAATGACTGAAATTTTAGGAGGACCAGCACAAGCAAAAGAATTTGAAAAGTTTTTAACTTACATGAAAGCAATATCCGATACACCAATTGCTGATACATCAACTTTCATGCAAAGAAGATTACAATTAGGTGGTCTTAATTCTTTTACAGGAGCTTTAGTTCTTGGAGGTTCTGCAGCTATTAACCCATTTGCACCAGCATTATTTATTTTACTTGGAAGACGTGCAGGTCAAATACTTTCAGATCCAGTAGCTATGAGAGCTTTTAATGATGCATTAATGCCTGACGAACAAATTAAATTATTGATGGGTCAAAAAGTTGGTAATGGTGTGCCAGGCGTTCTTGGTATTGGAAGAAGATACTTTAAAGGTAGAGATATACAAACAGCAGCAAACGTTTTACAGTCACCAGGAGTAGTTGGTAGACTTGGTCTTACACAAAAAAGAGAAGCATTTGCAAGATTGGTTAATTACTTAAGAGAAGGTGACGCTGATATTCCAAGAGTTGACCCTAAAACCGTAACACCAGAAGAAATTACTGAAAGAATGGGACAACTACAGACTTCAGTTCCTTCACCAAATTATAATAAAGAAACAGTTCCCAAAAATACTTTTGAAACTTTGTTCGCACAAGACTATTCTGGTACCTCAGGTGACCTGCAAACTGATAATAATGCTGTAACAATGTTATCTACAGCGACACAAAACGAAGCTATGGTTAATGCTGAAGAAGCACCGATTGAACAAGAAGAAAAAATGATTATGGCTGACCTACAACTTGAAGATCCAGTAGCTCAAGCTCCTACAGCACCAGTACCACCGGCTACCGGACAAGTAGATCCACAAAAATTTGCTGCTCTTTTTCCAGATGATAATTCGGGACAAGCCATCGCAAACAGGGGAGTAAGACGTGGCTAGAAAATCTGCAATAGATAGAATAGATAATCACGAAAAGATTTGCAGGTTAATGCAAAAGCAGACTTTTGAACAAATAAAAGAAATAAAAGATAGAATACTAAGATTAGAAAAAATGTTAATGGCGGCTGGTGGTGCGATTATTCTGGCTTTAGTAGCAAATATGATGTAACAAAGTTTACATGAAGTTAGTAAAGAAGTATCCTTACAAACATTACAATAGATTCTCAGACACAACAGGACGTAAATATTTAGTAGATAATATAAAAGTACCAAGTGTAACAACCATACTAGGCGCTACTAAAGATAAACGTTTTCTCGATAACTGGAGACGTAAAGTTGGAAATGCAGAGGCAGATCGTATCATGCAACAAGCATCAGCTATTGGAACTGAAATGCACCAGGTGCTTGAATATCATTTAACAGGTCAAGGTTATTACAATGCTATGGAAGAAGGATCTAANCCNAGAATGATGGCNAAAACTATTTTAGATAATATNAAAATAGATGAAGTTTGGGGTAATGAAATAAGTTTAGAATATGAAAACAAATTTGCAGGTACTGCAGATTTATCTTGTGTTGCTTATGGAAAACCAAGCATTGTAGACTGGAAACAATCTAACAGGCCAAAAAAAGAAGAATGGGTAGATGATTACAAGTATCAACTTGGAGCTTATTATTTAGCGCATACTAAAAATTATGGACCAATAGAACAAGGAGTAATATCTATTTGCACTAGAGATTTAATGTATCAAGAATTTAAATTAAACGAATCAGATTTAAAAGAATACGGAGATAAATTTTTAGAAAGAGTAGAACAGTTTAATAAACTTACAGCAGCCAACTCTTAAGATCTTCTTCACCTAAAGTTTTAGCAGCAATTTGACCTTTACTGGTCAAAGACTTCATGATAGCTTCATCTAATGTACCTCTGGCTACAATATCAATATAAACAACAGTACCTTTTTGGCCCATTCTATGAGCACGGTCTTCTGATTGCATTCGGACTTCTAAGTTATAGCTGTTGCTAAAATAGATAACAGTATTGCAAGCAGTAAGAGTGAGACCAAAGCCACCGGTAGTAGGATTACCAACCAAAAAACGACATTTGTCATCTGTTTGAATACGATCAACAGCATTTTTTCTATCCTCAACACTAACTTCTCCATAAATACTTACTGTAGATTCTGGGCCATACTTGTCTATTAGAAAGTTTTTAATTTCATGAATGTTATATAAATAATTAGCCCAGATAATAACTTTACCATCAGTTTCATCTAATGTCTCCTCGAGAGCAGAAAGTTTAGATTTATGTAGTTGTAATATTTTGCCATCATCATCTTTGGTAAAACCATTACATACCTGGTGTAGTTTAATAATTTCTGTAAGTTTGTTAGAAAAAGATATTGTACTATCTTCTACAATAGCAAGTGCATGAGTTCGTAGTCTTTCATATATTTTTTTACCCTCACCTTCTAATTCTATATATCTCTTAGATCTAACCTTAGGTTTAAGATCTAAACATTGATCCTTACGTATTCTGGTAGCAAAACTCTTCATTTTTTCTTCTAGTTCTTCTAATCTTTTGTAGTATTTAGGTACACTTACAAACCTTCCAGAACCAACAGGAATATCTGTCATCTCAGCATATCTATTTCTAAAAGCAAGATAACTGTTAAAACCTAATAATTCTGGACTTAAGAATGCACATTGTGTAAATA